GCTCAAAGGAGCCTCAACGGGAGACAAGTACGACCGCGCCAAGTTCATCTACCGCAAAGCAGCCCAAGCTCTCAGCGCAGGTCACCCTCTTAAAGACGAAAAAGGCAGAGCCACGCCAGCCGCGCTCCAGTTCAAACGCTGGGCAGCCAAAGTCCCGCAAAACCAAGCCGACCTCCAAGACCTCAAAGCGCTCGGCACAAGGCTAAAAGAGAGATATAAGCCTAAGTGAAACTCAACCTTGGCTCAGGCAAGGATTGGCGCAAGGACTGCATAAACGCTGACATCCAACCGGAGAAGAAACCCGATTGGGTGCTAGACATTACACAAGTCCCGTGGGGCGAGGTGATAGACACCCGTCTAGGGAGGTTCCCCGTAGAAAAGGGAATGTTTACCGAGATTATCGCCAACGATGTCTTGGAACACATCCCAGACCTAGTATCCGCGATGACTAACTGCCGAGACCTGCTAAAGCGGGGAGGCGAGATGCACATCCATGTGCCTTATGACCTAAGTCTAGGGGCATGGCAAGACCCGACTCATGTGCGGGCGTTCAACGAAAACTCATTCTTATATTACACAGATTGGCATTGGTATCTAAACTGGGAGGAGAAGTTCACCTGCACGCAGATGGGGTTTGAACTCTCAGACCTAGGACACGAATTGAGGGAGGAAAAGATTCCCTTAGAGAGAATTATCCGCACCCCTCGTGCCGTAGATGCCCTGCAAGTCATACTCAAGAAGGATTGATATGTTACATACCCTGTGGTCAGACATAAAATTATTAGCCAAGCGTATTCTTGCAAAGCTAGGACTGTAAGTGGCATACCCGTATGATGGGATGTTCTATCCCACCCTCCCCGAGGACACGCAGGACTTTCCGGCGGTCTTATCCGGCGTAGGCAGAAGCCTCAGAGAGATAGGGCGCTCGACCCAATACCTGCCGTATGACGTTCTTGGCGCACCCGTAGACATAGCCACACTTGTTGCTCGCCCGTTTGGGTATCAGACCCAGACCCCGGTAGGCGGTAGTGATTGGCTCATAGACTTAGCAAGACAGTATGGGATTGCTGACAAACCCACGGGGTCGGGAACAGAGACTCTTACCCGCCTAGCGGTAGGTGTGCCTAGTCCCGTAGCTGTACCTCGCGCCATTGGTGCGTTTGCACAGGGATTAGAGCGTGCAAGCGACATCACCACAGAACAGGCTAACAGGGCGGCAGACGCTCTAGTACGGGCAGTAACAGGCAACCCACAGGCAACGGCTCCACAGGTCTTACAAGAGACCGCTATGCCGTTTATGCAAGCCGTAGCACCAAAAGCACCAAGCCTATTAGAGTCCGCGCCACGAGAGTCATTTGTCCCTGGCGTTGAAGCAGGAAAAGAATTGATTGTGCATCACAACATTACGCCAGAGAAGTTGGCGAAAGTTGAAAAGATTGGCGGTATGCCGGTTCCGTCAATTGCCATTTCAAACGTAGAAAACCCTTTAAGTGGGTTTGGTGAGATTTCGCTTATTGGCAATCCGTCAATGGCTAACCCATCGGCAAAAAATCCGGTATTTGGTTTTGATGCTTATACGGCTCGCGCCCCAAGAGTTGATTACAAAATTGACGACAAGTCTGCCAAAAAATTAGAAGACGTTTTTGCAGATGTCAAAGAAAATTTAAGCGACTACGACGCAAAAACTAGCGTTTATAGGCTTGTTGACAACTGGGGAGACAGAGAATACTCAGAAATTATGAAGGTAAAATTCCTCAAAGAAAAAGGAATGTTGCCAAACAAAGAGGATTTTAACGAAAAGTATAAGTATTCCCAGGCAATACAAGACAGCGTCTACAACGCAAAATCAGAGTACGCAGATTGGTTAAACGACTTTGACAAAAAACTACCCGGATTAGGGGTAAACGTCGAGGAGCGCATATTTAAGGGTTACACGGATGCAGGAAACCGTAGGTACGCCGCTGTAACCTTAGAAAACCTAGTAAAAGAAATGAAGGGTGGCGCTGGGTCAGAAAATTTCAATTACGGAATTGGCAACCTTCGTGCTGTTGCCAGCCCAAAGTTTAGAAAATTAGACGATATTAAAACCTCAAGGGATAAAATTGTTCCGTCAGAGGAATTCAAAAAAGTCAAAGAAGAAATCAATGATGCTTATGATGCTTTGACACACAGAATTTATAAGTTAAGCGATAAAGAAGGTTATGGTTATAGTCCAACAGATGTTTTATATGACATTGGGCAGGCAAGAAACGTCAATTTATTGGACAGATTCAAGTCTGGCGCAGATGACCAGTTAAAGGCAGACATTGGGATTTTCATTAAAAAACTGCAACAACTACCAACCGAATACTTTGAAATTAAGCCTCAACGTGCGGTTAGCGTTTCTGAGTTTGAGGGCGCTATTGTTCCGGCTAACGCTCCTAAAAGGTCTATCGAATACCTAAGAAGTCAGGGCATAAACGACATTTATTTTTACGAAACCCCAGAAGAACGCAAGGCGCTGTTTAAGAAGTTTGGGAACCAAATGTTCGGCGCTGCTCCCGCTTTACCCGCACTAGGACTACTAGGCAGCGAAGAAGAATAGTTGTATAATTACCACAGTTATACCGAACAACCACCAAGGATTCGGACATGGAAATCAGTAAAGTAGGGGAAATTACAGAACGCAAGCTCCCGCCTAACGCTGGCAAGGGAAGGCCACCAGGAACGCCTAATAAGTCCACAGCGGCGGTCAGAGAGGCCATTGCTAGGATGGCAGAGGACAACGCAGAGAACTTCGCTGAGTGGCTCACAAAGGTCGCCAAGGAGAGTCCTGAAAAGGCGTGCGACATCTACCTAAAGGCGATTGAGTACCACATCCCCAAACTAGCGAGAACAGAAGTAACAGGCGCAGAGAACGGCCCGCTGACCATTAAGGTGGTCACGGGAATATGACCGAAGCGGTAATTGAGACCGGATACAAGCCAAGGGCAGAGCAAAGACAGATTCACGATGCCGTGGAGAGTCACCGCTTTGTTGTGGTTGTGGCTCACCGCCGGATGGGAAAGACTGTGGCTGCGCTTAACCAACTCATCCACGCCTCCTTGCAATGCGACAAGCCAGACCCAAGATTTGCCTACATTGCTCCGACTTACGGACAGGCCAAGCGGGTTGCGTGGGACTACTTATGCAACTTCACGAGACCGCTCAAAGCCGAGGCAAACATCTCGGAGTTGCGTGTAGACTTCTACGGCAGGAGAATACAGTTATATGGCTCAGACAACCCCGATTCTTTGCGAGGCCAATACTTCGACGGCGTTATTCTGGACGAGATTGGTGACCAGAACCCAAAGATATGGAACGAGATTATTCGCCCTGCTCTCACGGATAGGCATACAGACCAGCAACCTACTTGGGCGCTATTTCTAGGAACGCCAAAGGGTGCAAACCACTTTAAAGATTTTAGAGACCGGGCAGAGAAAGAGCCAGAGTGGAAGTTACTGGAGTTCAGGGCTTCGCAGACGAACATACTTGCAAAAGAGGAACTGCTCGCTGCTAAGAAAGAAATGGGTGATGATAAGTATGCCCAAGAGTTCGAGTGTTCCTTTGACAGTCCGGTTGAGGGCGCGTATTACGCTGCTACGCTTAACGGCTTGCCAGCGGAGAGATTCAAGGAATTTGCGCGGGATGATTTATGCAAGACTTATACCGCATGGGACTTGGGCGTTGGTGATTCGACGGCTATCTGGGTCTGCCAAATTGCGGGGCAAGAGCGTAGGCTACTTGATTTCGTGGAGAACCACGGAGTCGGCTTAGATTGGTATGTGAACTGGATACGCAACAATGAATACACAAATGCCGAGCATATTCTTCCCCATGATGTCGAGGTACGCGAGTTGGGGACAGGAAAGAGCCGAAAGGAAGCCCTGCAAAACCTCGGACTCAACATTACCGTCTGCCCCCGAATGTCAGTCGATGATGGGATACAAGCCGTTAGAAGGTTTCTACCTAATTGCTACTTCCATCCACGAGTTAAACAAGGCACAGATGCACTACGCAACTACCGCCGAGAGTACGATGAGAAGCGCAATGTTTTCTACGACAAGCCCCTGCATGATTGGTCAAGCCACGCTTCGGATGCCTTTAGGTATCTCGCTGTGGGCTTAAATACGACCTCGACTTGGGCTAAACCGCTTAACGTGAACACGAAATGGATTGTCTAAATGCAAGAATTTGACCTACAAGCCATCATAGAGAACGAGATAGACAACGCTCTCGGCTATATCAATACCGAGACCGTAGAGGAACGCCGCGACTCGCTCATGGCGTACAACCGCGAACCCTACGGTAACGAGGTAGAGGGACGCTCCACCATCGTTACAGGCGAGGTAGCAGAGGCCGTAGATGGTGCATTGCCACAACTCCTGCGTGTATTTACACAGTCCGACGACGTTGTACGGTTCGAGCCAAAGGCTCCCGGCGACGAGGAGAAGGCTAAGCAAGCCACCGAGTATTGCAACTGGGTGTTGATGAACGACAACCCAGGCTTTGAGGTATTCCAGACTTGGTTCAAGGACGCGCTCCTGCAAAAGAACGGCGTAATCAAGGTCTGGTGGAACGACGAGACCTCGGTTGACAAAGAGAAGTATCAGAACCTCTCCGAGGAAGAACTGACCATGTTGCTCTCTGACGGGCAGATGGAAGTGGTCAAGCAAAAGCAGACTCAGATTGGGGAAGTCCCGATGCCTGTTGACCCGATGGCGGTTCAGCAAGCGATGGCTCAAGGTCTGCCCCCACCGGCTCCCATGATGCAGCCCGTGTTCGCCTACGATGTCACGGTCAAGAAGATAGACAAGAAGGGTTCGGTCAAGGTCGAGAACGTACCGCCCGAGGAGTTCCTAATCTCCAAGAAGGCCCGCCGGATAGCAGATGCCCCGTTTGTGGCTCACCGTAGGCTCACGACCCGCTCTGAGTTAATCAGCATGGGGTTCGATGCAGACGAGATTGACGCTCTGCCAGCCTATGACGACCTGACGTTCACCCCTGAGAGGGTTGCAAGATTCCCTAACGGCGAGCAACCAGACGACCCTAGCCTTGATACCAGCATGGACGAGATTGAGACGTTCGAGTGCTATATCAGGACGGACTACGACGAGGACGGTATTGCCGAACTCCGCAGGGTGTTCTACGCTGGCGGCACAATCCTAGAGAACGAGGAAGCAGACTTCATCCCGTTCTGCTCCGTCTGCCCAATCCCCATGCCCCACAAGTTCTTCGGGCATAGCCTTGCAGACAGGGTTGTGGACATCCAGAAGATTAAGACTACGATTACCCGTCAGATGTTGGATAACCTGTATCTTTCTAACAACGCTCGTATGGCGGTGGTAGATGGTCAGGTCAACCTAGACGATATGCTCACGGTCACACCTGGCGGCATAGTTCGGGTCAAGAACAACGCAGCTATCACTCCCCTCGCCGTCCCCTTGGTCGCCGGTCAAGCCTTCCCAATGCTTGCCTACATGGACGAGGTACAGCAGAAGCGCACAGGCGTTACAAACGCTTCTCAGGGCTTAGACCCCAACATCCTGCAAAACGCTACCGCTACCGCCGTGGCTATGGTTCAGAACGCAGGTGCGGCAAAGGTAGAGTTGATTGCTCGGATATTTGCCGAAACAGGGGTAAAAGACCTGTTCAAGCACATCCTGCACTTGGTCTGCAAGTATCAGGACAAGGAAAGAATTGTGCGGATGCGTGGCAAGTTTGTGTCCATCGACCCCCGCGAGTGGAGCAACGAGTACGACCTGACGGTAAACGTTGGTCTCGGCACAGGAAACAGAGAGCAACAGATGGCGATGGTAGCCGCAATCCTGCAAAAGCAAGAGCAGATTCTAACTACCGCAGGAATCAATAACCCGTTCGTCTCGCCCGCCCAATACCGCAATACTCTTGGTCGCTTCATCGAGTCCGCAGGGTTTAAGGACACCAACGAGTTCTTCCGCGAGATTACGCCTGAGATGGAGCAGCAGATGATGGCTCCACAACAGCCTCAAGGAAACCCTGCTCTTGACGCGGCAATTGCTCAAGCTCAAGCCCAGATTCAGATTGACCAAGCAAAAGCCCAAAACGATATTCAGTTGGCTCGGGAGAAGGCTCAAGCACAGATTCAGTTAGAGCGCGAAAAAGCAATTGCTAACTTACAGCTTAAGACCGCAGAGTTCCAAGCGGAAGCCCAACTAAAAGCGGCTAAAGTTGGGGCAGAAATTACTGGAAACGTGGAGATACCAGGATGAGTGGAAGCAATAGTTCAACCGTAACGTCTGGCGGCTCTGTTACGCCATACGGGGGGATAACCCCAATTGGGCAATTATTTCAAGAAGCCTTTACCAAAATCAGGATTGCTGAAAACCCACGGATGTGGGACTTAAACCCGCAGGTTAATTATGTTGCACCGCCCACAACACAAGACCTTTTCCCATATATCGTCCAAGGGCTACAACAGGCTCGACTAAACCAGTTTGCTGGGCAACTTCCTAACTACTCGTTTGGGGCGGCAAGGTTTGTACCAACTGGAGCAAACCAGTTCCTAGTTGGGCAAATACCGCAATTAAACTATTCTTTGCCACAGGCCAGCGCAACACAAAGTCAAGCGACTAAATGAACGAAACAGAACGGGCAATAGCCCTCCTGAACGACGAGTTCTTTATGGGTGTTGTAGAAAAGCAACGCCTGATGTATATTTCCAACATATTAGATAGTTCTGACGAGGACGTAGATGTTCGTGAACGCGAGCGTCTAAAACTCAAGGGGCTAGAAGAATTTATTGCGTCACTCCGGTCTATCTCTGCCAACAAGGAGATAGACAAGAAACGCAAATTTATGGTTTTTTAACCACAGTAGGAGTTCCAAATGGAAGACACCAACCCGCAAGGGAGTGCAAAAACAGTAGACGATGCAGCAGCTCAAATCTTTGGGATGCTTGAACCAGAGCAGCCGGAAGGCCAAGCCGAGGCACAAGCCGAAGAAGTGACCGAGGAGTACGAGGCGCAAGCCGAGGAATCTGAGGATGAGCCAAGCGAGGAAGTCCAAGAAGAAGTCCAAGAACCACAAAGGTTTCGGGTCAAAGTTGACAACGAAGAACTGGAAGTGGACTTAGACGAACTGATTAAGGGCTATTCACGCACATCTGACTACACTAAAAAGACGCAGAATCTAGCCGAGCAGCGCAAGGCAGTCGAATCCGAGCGCACGAAGATAGAGGAAGCCGCCAAACTTCGGGACACTTACGCCCAGCGGTTGCAAGTCATCGAGCAGATGTTGACACAACCAACGGAAGACCTGACCGCCCTAAAAGATAACGACCCCGTGGGGTACGCAATCAAGGTGGCAGAGAATATGGAACGAGAAAAGCAACTCGCCGCTGTCCGCGCCGAACGCGAATCCGTCCAAGCCAAGCAGGTCGCAGAGAATCAAGAGCGACTGAAAGCCCATATCGCACAGGAAGCCGAGCGTCTACGTTCTGCCATCCCTGACTTTAGCGACGAGGTAAAAGGCGAGGTTATCCGCAAGGAGATACGGGATTACGCAAAATCGGTAGGCTGGTCAGACCAAGAGTTGTCGCAGGTGTACGACCACCGCGCCGTCTTAACTCTGTACCGGGCGATGCAATTCGAGAAATTGCAGAAGTCAAAACCTGCTGTCCAGAAACGGGTAGCAGAGGCTCCCAAGTCATTAGCACCTGGGGTCGGCTCTCAGCGCCTTGATAAGGACGGAGAGATGGTCAAGAAATTGACCAAGCAACTTAAACAAACTGGTCGCCCGCGAGACGCGGCGGCCTTATTCGAACGATTCCTCTAAGGAGATTAGAAAATGTCAGTCCCATCAAATACCTACCTGCGCTACACCTCGATTGGTGTACGCGAGGACTTAGCAAATGTTATTTACTCAATCAGCCCCACCGACACGCCCATCATGTCGTCCATTGGCAAGTCCAAGGCTACCCAGACCAACCACGAGTGGCAGACTGATGCTCTCGCCGCCGCAACCACGGCTAACGCCCTGATTGAAGGTGACGACGCAGCAGCCGCTTCGCTCTCGCCCACGACCCGTGTTGGCAACTTCACGCAAATCGTTGGTAAGACCGTTCAGGTTTCTGGCACTTTGGAAGCAGTAGACAAGGCCGGTCGTAAGTCTGAGAAGGCTTACCAGTTGGCTAAAGCCGCTTCCGAAATCAAGCGCGACATTGAGACCATCATTACGGCTAACCAAGCCAAGACCAACGGTACGGCTACTTCTGGCGCTCGTAAGTTAGGTTCGCTCCTTTCTTACATCACCAGCAACGTATCCAAGGGTTCGGCTGGTACAAATCCAACTGGCGACGGTTCGGACATCCGTTCCGACACCACGACCCGCACGTTCCTTGAGTCCATGCTCAAGACCGTGGCACAGGAAATCTTTGAAGAAGGCGGCACACCCAAGATTTTGGTTGTTCCTCCAGGCTTGAAGGCAACTGTGTCTGGCTTTACTGGTGTTGCAGAGCAGCGTTATGTGACCGGCGCAGAGCCAACGACTATCGTTGCCGCAGCAGGTGCTTACCTCTCGGACTTCGGTCTCATCAGCATCGTTCCTGACCGCTTCATGCGTTCTACGGATGCCCTGATGCTTGACCCCGAGTACGCAGCCCTTGCTTATCTCCGTCCTTTCCAAACGAATGACCTGGCAAAGACCGGCGACTCTGACAAGACTCAGATTCTTGCCGAACTGACCCTCGAAGTTCGTAACGAGAAAGCACACGGCGGTATCTTTGACATCAAAGCAGCGTAACTTGTGATAGAATCGGCGGTGGGGTATTCCCACCGTCGGTTTTATGGGATTAGAGATGCGAAAACTGGCTGAAGAACAGACGATAGAGGGAAAGCGTACTTGGTTTGCGGACGGAGATGGCGGGCTTGTCATCAGGGACGAACAAAACGTCGCACCAATCCTAGAGGCCAACAAGGCTTCTTATAACCAGATAGACGAACGCGCACGTTGGGGTGATGGTGCGCGGGTAGCGGAGATTCCCAATTCGGTCATTGCAGACCTGAATGTGAAGGGAATTATGAGGGGGTTCGCGGTGGTAGACCAGAAACGAATGAAAGCCTTTCTGAACGACCCGGAGAACCGTTTTTTACGGACGAGACCGGGGAGAATTTAGTGGGCAAGGTTCACGACAAGATTAAAGCAAAGCAGCAGAAAACACCGTGGGAAGATAAGAAAGTCGCCATTTGTATCCCTTCTCGTGGAGAGATGGAGATAGGAACGGCGTTTGACTTGGCGGTGATGTGTGCCTACGACGCACGCAACCGTAGCGGACACCAAGCGGTGTACACGGTAGCGGGAACCCTGATATTTGACCAACGAGAGAAGCTGGCAGCCGAAGCCATAAAAGAGGGCGCGGACTACATTCTGTGGATTGACGCAGATATGCGGTTTCCGAAGAACACGATAGAAATACTGCTCGCGCACGACAAGCCCATCGTTGGGGTGAACGCTACAACGAGAACCTCGCCGGTAAGACCTACGGCAAAGAACCTAGAAATAGACTTTGAGAAGAAAGAGAATCATTGGATTCCAATCGTCTCTAAAGACAAGACCCACCTAGAGTGTGTGACCGCTATTGGTTGCGGGGTGATGATGGTCAAGCGGGAGGTGTTTGAGAACACGCCGAGACCTTGGTTCTGGTTTGAGAAGATACCTGGCGACAAGTTGCTAGGCGAGGATGTGTACTTCTGCATCAAGGCAAAGGACGCAGGATTCGATACTTATTTAGACCACAACCTGTCCAACGCAATTGGGCACGTTGGGTCTTACACTTATTCATGGAACGACTACAATGGCCCTAGCGACTTTCAGCGACCTCCAGACATCGGTAGCCAACTACCTAGGACGGAGTGACCTTACCAGCCAGATTCCTGACTTTATCTCCCTAGCGGAGTTGCGCCTATCCCGCGACATTCGTACCCGCAGGATGCTCAAGACCTCTACGGCTACCATGACCGTAGGCGACCCAACGGTAGGACTGCCAAGCGACTTTCTGTCCATCCGCGATGTGTTTATCCAAGGCTTGCCGAGAACGGTAGTGACCTACCTATCCCCAAGTGCTTTCTCTAGCAACTCCCGCGCAGACCAACAAGGTCTGCCTGTGTTCTACACCATGCGTGGCAACGAGTTAGAGTTCGCGCCAAAGCCTGACAGCGCCTACGTCTTGCAGATGCTTTACTACTACAAGCCAGCAGAGTTGTCGTCAGGCAATACTAGCAACGAGTTCTTGGCTAACTACCCAGACGCGCTTCTCTATGCTTCTTTAGTAGAGGCAGAGCCGTACCTTATGAACGACCAACGCACGCTTACATGGGCAAATCTGTACAACCAAGCAATTGCACGAATCAACACCTCCGACGAGGAGAGTGAGTTTTCTGGTGTTCCCTTAGTTATGACCGTTACAACGAGGTAATAAAATGGCAGAATTTAGCAACTACTTAGAGAACAAAGTCCTAGACCATGTTCTCCGCAACACTTCTTACACCTCACCTACGACGGTGTACGTTGGACTATACACATCTGACCCAACGGACGCTGGTTCGGGTACGGAAGTCTCTGGTGGCTCCTATGCTCGCCAAGTCCTGTCCGTGACCACGGCTTCGGGTGGAATCGTTACCTCTAGCGCAGACGTTACCTTCCCGCAATGTACGGCTTCGTGGGGTTCCGTGGGCTACATCGGGATTCTGGACGCAGTTACTAGCGGCAACCTGCTCATGCACACAGCCTTGACGACTGCTAAGACAATCGACACGGGTGACATTCTCAAGATTACTTCTGGCAACCTGACCGTTACGCTGGACTAAATGGCATTACTGACCCTTGAAGAACTAGACCGCTTCGGGAGTCTGGACGATTTACCGTTCACGCTAGACGCGAACTGGATGGATTGCGGGATTCAAGGCCCGTTTACGCTAGAAGAACTAGATTACTTCAGCACTAGCATTGACGCACTAGCGTTTAGCCTAGATAGCCCCATCTGGACTTCGCCTGACACGGAAATCTGCTTGGTCTACCAGCCCCAAGTCATTACTGGCGTGGGTACGGTCAACGGAATACCTCAGTTCTCCAAGACCGCGCAGGCAATTATTACCGCCAACGGTCAGGTGGTAGTTGCAGGGGTGCGTGAGCGTACTGTTAACGGTGCGATTGATAGTGCTGGTGCGGTATCCGCAGACGGAACGGCAACCAGAACTGCCGCCGGTGCGATTTCAGGCGTGGCAAGTGTGGTGTCAGACGCTACACGGACAAGAACCGTTGTCGGAGACATAGCCTCCGCAGGGTTTGTGAACGCCTCTGCTAACACCGTTGTAAGCCCCTCTGCGACGATTACTGCGGCGGGAAGTGCCATGGCACTAGCCACGAGATTGCGTACGGTTGTAGGCGATATTACGGCCTCTGGGACGGCTTCTGCGGACGCAGTAAGGCTCAGAATAGTAGACGGTGCGATTACGGCAGAGGGATTCCTAACCGCAAACGCTGGATTTGAGTTTGATGTCCACGCGGATGTCGTGGCTACCGGCACATTAGATGTGCTAGCAGGAATTCTTTACACAGTTTCAGGGCAGGTGGCGAGCAACGCACAGCTTACTTGCACGCTTTACAAGTTTGGCGAGGAATGGGTTTTAGTCCCAGACCAGCCAAATACATGGTCTGCCGCTAGTGTTCAAAGCGACACATGGACACAGGCATCGACCAGTTCGGACACATGGACACCAATACCCGCACAAAGCGACGTTTGGACACAACAATCTTCGGGAAGTAACACATGGCAATAACAAGAGTTACCTTTGGAGAGTGGCTACCTGACCAACCAGGGGTTATCGGTGCGCTGACCACGGCTAAGAACTGTTTTCCAAAGGCGGTGGGCTATGGCCCGTTTCCACAGGAAGTGGATTATTCTGAGGACGCGCCACAGGCTCTTACTGCTGCGGCTGCCGCTAAAGACTCAAATAGCATCACCACAATTTACGCGGCTGGTACGACTAGGCTTTTTAAGTTGGACACTTCAGACTTCTCGTGGGACGACATTTCTGCGACCACATACTCTGGGACAAGCGGGTGGAAGTTTACGCAGTTCGGGAACTCCCTGATTGCGGCTAACGAGTCCAATACCATGCAGTACATAGACGTTATGTCGGGGACTACCTTTGCAAACCTAGCGGTAGACGCTCCAAAGGCTAAGTTTGTGACCGTGGTGCGGGACTTTGTGGTATCTGGCTACCAATCGGCAAACAAAAACCGAGTTCAATGGTCTGGAATTAACAACGAAGCAACATGGGCGACATCAGCGGTTACCCAAGCAGACTTCCAAGACCTACCTGACGGTGGGTTTGTACAGGGCATAACTGGCGGTGAGTTTGGAATAGTCTTGTTAGAACGCAGTATCGTGCGGATGTCCTACGTTGGAACCCCGCTTATATTCCAGTTTGACAACATTGCTAGGAACCGTGGGTGCTTTGAGCCAAACTCGGTCATCCAATGGCAGGGGATTACCTACTTCTTGGGCGACGACGGATTCTACGCTTGCGACGGGCAGAACCTAAAGAACATAGGCGCGGAGAAGGTCAATCGGTACTTCTTTAACACGCTAAAAGAGTCGGATTTGGGGAACATGAGTGCCGCCATTGACCCCATTAACAACTTGGTGGTCTGGGGCTACCCAAGCGTGGATACTGACTATCGCGCCCTGATTTACCATATTGCTACTGGCAGGTGGTCTTACGCTGATTCCTCTGCAACCCGCGTTGCGCCGGTTTCTACCCCATCTATTGCATTAGAGGGGCTAGACGCTTTCTCGGCGAGCATAGACGCGCTTGGCATTTCTTTGGATAGCCGTACTTGGCTTGGCGGGAAGTTGCTTTTGTTGGGGCTTAAAGGGTCAAAGTTAATTACCTTTACCGGCGCTCCCAAGACTGCGACAATCGAGACTTCTGACATTGAAACAGACTCAAATCAGTCAATGATTACGATGGTCAAGCCGATAGTAGACAACGGGACGGGTAGTGCTTCTGTGGCTTCTAGGCTACAACTGAACCAGACCGTGTCATTCCCTACGGTTTCCGCAGCCAACAGCGAGAACCGCATAGGAACTAGGTCTTACGGCAGATACCACAGGGTAAAACTCCAGCCTTCTGGAGATTGGACGACAGCTATCGGCATGGATGTAGAGATTCAACAAGCAGGGACTAGATAATGTTTCGTGTTCTACCGTACCAAGGTGGAGACCCACGGCAGATTTCCGAGGTGGTCAACAACCTGATGAACGGCAAGTCCAATAATACTGGGACGATTACGCTTGCCACGGGCAATGCAACCACGACCACCCTGTACGACGAGCGTATTTCCGTAGATACAAAAATTGTCCTGATTCCGTTCTCAAACGCGGCAGAAGCGGACTCTGCGCCCTACGGTGCGTTTCAGGACACGACAGACCAGAACGCGACCACAACCTCGAACGAGTACATCATCAGTTGTGATACGACTGATTACAGCAACGGGGTAGTTTTAGAGAACACCAACAAGTTCCGTGTGCGTAATTACGGGATTTATAACATTCAATTTAGCATCCAGTTTGCCAACGCGGATGTGCAGATTCAAGACGTAGATGTGTGGTTTAAGAAGGGTAGCGGAAGCGGGGCTGCTTCCAACATTGCGGGAAGTAACAGCAAGTTCTCAGTCCCAGAGAGCCACGGCGGTACAGACGGACACTTGATTGCGGCGCTTAACTTTTTCTTAGAATTACAGGCAGACGACTACGTTCAGATTGCTTGGTCATCAACCGACACAGACTGCGGAATCGAGCATCTACCAACGCAGACAAGCCCAACAAGACCGTCAACCCCGTCTGTAATCGTTACTGTGAACTACATTGCTCCGGCGGCGTACTCAAACATTTACGTCTCTGCCCAACAGCAGGGACAGGCAACCATAAGCCACTATGCCAACTCTACGGCAGACAAGACTTATGCTTATATACTTGTAGGATGATTACAAGAAGATTTATACAACCGCAGGAAATAAGGTCTTGGTGGGATTTTGTAAGACCTGGGTTAGACGTTATTCGCGTCAAGTCCCCAGAGTATTGGATAAGCGAAGATGTTTATGCTGAGTGTTATTTTGGCAAGGCAATGTTGTGGGTCTTCTTAGAAGATAACCGCCCATTTGGGTTTGTTGTGTTGCAACCAAAGCCAGAAACACTACACATCTGGTGTGCATGGACACAAGAGGCAAGATTTACAGACACCTGCTTTGAGCAGGTAAAAGAGATAGCAAAGATTGGAAACGCTAAACGAGTGACCTTTGATTCTTGGCGAAAAGGCTGGGAAAAAAGGGCAAGGCAGTTGAACTTTAAGCCCCGTAGTTGGGTAATGGAGATTTAATATGAGTATGGGTGGCAATAGTGGCGGGCAAAATACAGTAACCCGCACAGAATTAGACCCAGCAGTTCGTCCTTATGTTGAGTACGGATTGTCTGAGGCGCAGAAGTTATACCAAACTCCTGGCCCATCATACTTTCCTGGGCAAACTTATGTGAGCCCGTCTGGAACCACGCAGTTGGGTCTACAAGCCGCGCAAAACCGCGCTCTTGTGGGCAATCCATTAGTCCCTGCTGCACAGGCACAGACGCTTGCAAATATACAGGGTGGGTATTTGGGTGGAAGCCCGTTCTTTCAGGGGGCGTTTCAACCAGCCGCCCAAGCAGCCCAACAGTCTTTCTACGACACGATGGGTAACATTGCTTCTACTGCTTCTCGTGCAGGGCGGTATGGCTCACCAGCCATGCAAAACCTTGAGAATCGCGCCTTAGGGCAGTTCTCTCAGGCTCTAACAAACACGGCAGGACAGTTGGCTTACCAGAACTACGAGGCTGAACGCGCCCGCCAGATGGCTGCAACGGGAGCCGCCCCAACAATGGCTCAAGCCGACTATCAAGACATTCAGCAGTTGTTAAATGTCGGTCAGGCTCAAGAGGGTTATCAGGAAATGGCATTGCAGGATGCTGTTAACCGCTTTAACTTCCAACAAAACCTACCTGCCGCCAAGTTGCAGCAGTACCTTTCTGCCGCTTACGGTTCTCCGCAAGGCGGGATTAGCACACAGCCGGTCTACCGCAACACAGGGGCCAATGTCCTTGGCGGCGCAATTGGCGGTTACGCTTTGTCAGGCGGTAATCCTTATGCTACGGCAGGGGGCGCAGCCCTCGGAGGGTTGTTAGGATGAGCGGGCCAGAACTTCTTGCCGCAGAAACGGTAGCCGCGACTGCAACGGCAGCAGAAACCGCAGCGGCAGCAGAGGCAATCAGCGCCGCCATTGCCGCAGCAGAAGCAGAGGCAGCAATACTTGCCGCAGAAGCAGCCGCAGCAGAAGGAGCAACGGCAGCAAGCGCAGAGTTGTTTGGTGGTGGCGCTCTTGACCCACTACAAGCTGCAATAAGCGCAGCAGAACAAGAAGCCGCCGCAATCAACATGGCTCAGGCTTATACAGGTCAAGGGTTAGCAGACCCCTTTGAGAAGTTTTTGCAATACGGGGTTGACGCAGATGCGCCTGGAGCGGCTATGCGGTCTCTACAATCTGGGTTTGCCAACGACCCGTTAAACACGCTAAAGAGCCTTCCGCAATACTTGGGTATGCCAGCAGGAGGCCCGTCTGCTATACAAACAATGTACGGTGCAAACATTGCCAAACAAATGCTTGGTGGCTCTGGCAGGCCGCAATCTACAACGTCTACAACGCAAATTAGACCCGGACAGCAAGTAAATATGTCGCAACCCATGTCTTTGCTTGCGCCGCAAATTCGCCGCCGACGGGGAATTTCTTTACTCTGAGGATACTATGCTGAACATTACCAATCCGTATGCGGGACTTTTGAGTTCCGAAGAAGAAAAGAAACTTGGGCAACAAGCGCAAACAATGGGCTTGCTTAACCTCGCCTCCGCTTTGTTCTCCGCTGGTGCGCCATCTCCTGTTCGGCAGGGACTTGGTACTGCTTTTGCACAAGGTTTGCCAGCATATATGCAAGGCGTGCAAGGAACGTACGAGCAGGGAATAAACGCCATGCTTACGCGTGAAAAGATTCAGGAAATGCAGAGAAAGCGCAACGAAGAAGAACAAATTCGCAAACTTGCACCACAGTTATTTCAAACAACCCGCGCACCAGCCCAAACAATTTATGACGTAGAGGGTGAGACAACTATTCCCGGAGCTGTTACAGGTGTTCGGGTAAACCGTGAACTTTTGCCCGCGCTTGGCGCTCTTGGCCCAGCCGGTATGCAATACGCAACACAGATTTCGGAATTTTCAAAGTCACTTCAACCCAAAACTAGCGTTCAAAGCATATTTAACGACAAAGGGCAAGAAGTTAAGGTTCGATACAACGAAGAAACCGGCGAGTATTCCCCAATTGGGGGCGCAAAAGCTGAATCGTTAGTTCAAATTGACCTCGGTAATATGGTTGAATTAAGAACTCCGACGGGCGCTGTTGTTGGAAGAATAGCAAAAGGCGCAGCACCAAAAGGCCCGTCTTTCTCTTTCAACGAATCAACTGGGTTGGTAATTGACCAGAATACTGGAGCCGTTTCACAACCAAGAGACACACAAGGAAACTTGGTTGATATTAGCCAATTTAGAAAACCGTCGGAATCTCAAGAGAAACAAGTTATTGGCGTACAAAATACTAGAAACGCCATTGGCGAGTTTAGAAATGAATTGTCTAACTTTACACGTTTAGACACTCTCAAGCCAACAGAACGCGCTCGCATTGAAACAAAGTATCGGAATATGCTAATGCAAGCCAAAGAAGCCTACAATTTGGGTGTTTTAAACGGCCCAGACTTGGCAATTTTAGAACAAATTATTTATAACCCAACATCAATGAAGGGCGTTGTTGTAGGGAAAGAAGCTATTGACGCTCAAGCCTCTGAACTTGACAGAATTATGGGGAATATAAAATCCACAGTTCAAGCAAGAGGGGGCGCGGTTCCGCAAACCACAAGTGTAATTTCTAAAACAGCACCTCCTGGCGTTCGTCAAGAACTGTGGGACATTATGTCACCGGAGAGTAAAAAATTATGGTCAACCCAGAAATGAATTTAGAGCAACAACGTGCGCTTGCGCTTGCTGAGGCCGAATTAAAACTTCGTCAACAGTCACAACCGAAGCAAGAAACAAGTTTTGGTCAGGATGTTATGCGAGGCTTTCGAGACCCAATTGATGCAGCCGCGCAACTTTTACCACGGTTTTTGGAAGTTGTTACATCTGCTGGCGGGACTTTGCCAAACGAAGTATCTGATTGGTTTGCCAAAGAATCTAATCGGGTAGATGCGCTAAACAAATCTGTTGAACAACAGTATCGTGCAGCCGGTGGAGAAGATATTAGCGCCGGTCGGTTTATTGGAAACATTGTTAGTCCAGCAAGCATTGTTCCTGCCGCTCGCGCTGGTCAGTTAGTAAGTAGCGGATTGCAGGTTGGTCGGCAAGCTGTTCGTGGCGCAGGGTTTGGCCCAACGGCTACTGCGGCAACAGTTGGAGCTGTTGGCGGCGCATTAACGCCAGTATCTGATACGGAAAAATTTGCCGAGTCTAAACTTTTGCAAACAGGATTAGGCGCGGCTCTTGGCCCAGTAGCAGAAAAGGTAGTTGGTGTTGTGTCCCCAAGAATTACCGAAAGCGCCCAAAAACTTCGTGAAGCGGGAATTTCAAACCTTACGCCAGGTCAGGCGTTTGGTGGGATTACACAAAAAATAGAACAGGCCGCAGAAAGCGTTCCGTTAGTTGGCGATGTTATTGCTGGCGCAAGAATGAGGAACATTGAAGAATTTAGTAGAACCGCAATTAACCAATCCTTAAAAAATATTGACGCAGAGTTGCCAAGAGGTTTGTCTGGTAACGCGGCAATTAAGTTTGCAGAAGACAAGATTGGGAAGGCGTACAATCAAATTGTTCCAAAGTTATCAGTATCATCGGACACAGTATTAACTTATGCCGGAGAGTCACCCGTAACGCTAATCAACAATATTGACAATATTGTGGCTGGCGCTTCTGCAAATCTTGATGACAAAGCAGCGTCGCAACTATCTAAGATTATTGAAAGCAACTTAACCAATAAATTTAAAAACAATGTTCTTTCTGGCAAGGACTTAAAAACGGCAGAAAGCGCATTAGGAAACTTTGCCGTTCGGTTTAAAAAAGCGCAAGACCCAAACCAAAATTTAATGGGCGACGCATTGTTTGATGTGCAACTTACTTTGCGTCAAGCAGTAGAAGAAGCCAATCCAGATTACAAGGGGCAGTTGCAAAAAATTAACGCTGCGTTTGCAGACTTTATTCGAGTTCAACGCGCCGCAGCTTCAACAGGAGCAAAAGAAGGGGTATTTACACCGGCACAATTAAGTGCCGCCGCCAAAGCCACGGACATTTCTAAACGTAAAGGTGCGTTTGCACGCGGTGAGGCAAGGATGCAGGATATTGCACAAGCCGGAGAACAAGTTTTAGGTTCTAAATTGCCCGATTCTGGAACACCGTATCGACTAGGTGTTGGGGCTGCCGGATTGGGCGCGTTGGGCGGTATTGACCCGTTGGCTGCCGCTTTAGGCGCTGGAACGATGGCTGCATATACACAACCTGGGATTCGTGCTTTGTCTGCGTTGTTATATGAGAGGCCAGAAGTTCTTCGTAGAATCGGAGAACCACTTCGTCGCACCGCACCATTTGTAACACCAGGATTGCTCGGCCCATTTCAAGAATAATCAGGAGTAATTAAATGCCTAAAACCAAGATTTCAGAATACTCAACGACCAACTCCTCTAACACAGACATAGAAAGCATTAATATCGACGAGGGCTGTGCGCCCTCTGGGATAAACAATGCTATCCGTGAGCTGATGGTTCACCTAAAGGAGTTCCAGACAGGCTCATCTGGTGACCCTCTGACGGTCGCTGGCGGGATGTTCATATCTGGGGGTGGGTCGGCTAACACCTTGACCGTGACGGGGATTCTGACGGCTTCTGGGGGCACGATTCTGTCCTCTACGAACACCTTGTCCGGCTCCAACATCATTTCTGGCAATATCAACTCGTCGGGAACCACAAATACGTTCTCTGGCGGCAACATCCTGTCGGGTATGAATACGATTTCCGGGTCTGCGATTATCTCTGGGAACATCAACTCTAGCGGGACAAACACCTTCTCGGGGACGCAGGTTATCTCTGGTGGGTCTACCTTCTCAGGCGCAGCCAAGGGAACCCTGGTAACGGACAACGACGGCAGCTTTGACATGACCGCAGGAAACAACTTCTCCTGCACGCCTACGGGGTCGATTACGCTTACATTTACTAACATAACTAGCGGACAATCGGGTAACATTCTGCTAGTAAATGGTAGCAATTACACGGTATCTGCCCACGCCAACACGAAGGTTGGAACTGGCGTGCTTACGGCACTATCGGCTACCGGGACGTACTGGGTGAGTTA